GACACTATCGAAACCGGTCCGTTGTTGGTCACCGTTCGTGATTTAGAAGACTTGTCCAGGATGGTTGCATCGCCCGCCTCGGGCATCAGCAAAAGCTCGACGTTGGCGAAGAGTGGATCTGTCTCGGCACCACCACCAGCAGAAAAAGCTGAACCATCTCCAATATTTTTAATAGGTGTATCGCTAATATTTCCACCAATAAGTTTAGTCATACTGCTTATCCAATTACACTGTAATGAATCTCTACAGAAAGATCATTTGCCGCTGATGCCTGAATTACTAAACTTTCATCTTCCTGAAGTGTTACGTTTTGCGTGTTGTCATACACTACAAGACTATTTTGTGCCTCTACAGAGATATTATGCAATCCACCAAGATCACTGCCAGCAACTACATCTGCGCCAATTGCTGCCTGATATGTACCGACATCAGAGTGCATTGGAGTTCCGTCCTGATCATAGCGTTTAAGCTGGAATGTAGCAGCATCACTTCCATCGATATTGTGTACAACGAGGGAATGCACCCGAATTAGTTTGCCAGATGAAGCCGTGTTACCTAGCAAATTTTCATTCGTAGTTGCAGTCGAGATGATAGTGCTTGCACTAAAACTAACTACACCAATTGTTCCTGTGATTGTTGGATTAGCCATTTAACCTTTTCCTTTTATTATGCCATACCAAGTGCAATCATTGCACTCAAACCATGACCGGCGGATTTTGTTTGCGTCGAACCATCCGGGAACTTAAACCCGCCTGAAGTTGATTCAATCGTGCCAGCTACTTCTAATGCATTTGTTGTTGGAGTGCGACCGATGCCGACCCTATTACCTGTAGCATCTACATAAAGAGTATTAGTATCTACGATAAGATTACCTGTAGCAGTAACATTGACAACACCAGTTAGGTTGTTAGAATCATCAATAGTTACTGAAGAATCCTGAATTAAGTTACCCGAAGTACCATCCCATCGAGCGATAGCATTATCGGTGCTACTTACCGGACCTGTAATATCTCCTGCATCACCCTTATCACCCGACAAAGAAATATCAATCAACACGTTATCGCTATTAGAAAATGGATTTGCAGTGCTGGATGAAAGATTGGTCACTGCTAGTTTTGTGTAGCCAGCAGCATTTATAATTCCGGTAACTTTGAATTGTAGAAATACTTCAGGAGCAAATTCTTTCCGAAGTGTAACTAGACCTAAAATAGATGAGGGGTTGTTACCACCCGAAAGTGTTTGAATAAACGCGGATACATCCACAGCATTTGAATCTTCATCATCAATATAAATATTTGTAGCTGTATTTTGGGTTGCATTATCTAGACGAAAGACACCGCTACCTGGATCAGAGTCAGTTATTGTGGTGCTAAAACTGAATGGTAGAGTGTTACCGGTATCTGATATATTTGTGATACCGCTGATGGTACCTCCGGTGATAGTTACACTGTTGGCATTTTGAGTTGCCATAGTGCCTAGACCTAGCGTGGTACGTTGATCACCTGCTGAAGCATCATCGATCAATGCCCTACCTGCTGCGCTAAGATCTGTAACTGCATAGGTATCTAATGCAGTAGTGTAGATCATCTTATCAGCAGCAGTGGTTAATCCTGCAATGGATTGTAATCCAGCATCATATGCCTGAATATTTGTACCGATAGTAAGCCCTAGATTATCCCTAGCATCTGAAGCATTTGAAGCCGCTGTACCGCCATCCGCAATGGCTAGATCTGTGATACCAGAAATAGTTCCACCGTTAATAGCAACTGTTGTTACAGTACCTCCGTTGCTAACTGTCGCACCGGCAAAGTTAATTGTACCGGTAGCAGTAAGATCTGTCATGGTAGCAGCAGCAGGTGTGGTGCCACCAATGACTGCTCCGTCTACAGTACCACCATTAATATCCGCAGTATCCGCAACTAGACTATCGATATTGGCAGTGCCATCTAGATGAAGATCTTTAAACTCGGCACCGACTGCACCTAAATCAATATCGTCATCAGTGATTGGAACAATAGCACCGTCTTCAATACGAAATTGTTGGGTAGAGGCACCGGTATCAATATAGAATTCGATATGGTTATTTCCGGTATCGATTAAAATTTTATTATTTTGATCTGCATCGGCAATACGATCAATTGGCGGGCCTTCAGCACTAGTGCCGTCATGCTTATGACCGGTTGACTCATCAAACGCACTTACAATCTGGTTATACTCTGCGTTAATTGGAGCGGCAGAAACAATTTCCCCGCTTAAAATTTGGGCTGAAGATTGTCTAGTGTATCCTGCCATTATCTGTATCCTGCCTCTTCGTAGGTTATAGAAAATCCACTGATGCTATATGGTGCTTGCGTTCCTGTAGATGTTATGATTAAAGAAATCGCTCGACCAGAACCTTGTAAATTTGTTTCTAGTACAGGACTAGAAGATCCTCCGAAGGTGAACGTGGAGTCGTATGTCCCTCCGGTCGTGGTGTATCGTAAAAGAGCACCTGCGGTTGTTAAATTATACGTATTCGGATTTGGTATAGCGGGATCATCCCAGTCGAAAGCAATACCTAAATTAATTGTAGACTGTCCTTCTGGTCGAGTAAATAGGGCTAGATGTTGGAAAACTTTTCGTTTTTCAGTACTATCAAGGTATAGAAATGGGGTAGCATATACAGAAACTACTTCACCCCCGTTAAAATCGTTACCCGATTCTTGTTTAAATATATTACCGCTTCGATCTCCATGAACAATAACTTCTTGATTGTCTATAAGGCCGCTTGCCGCAACGGTTGCTTGTATTCCTAGTAGTTGTCCAAACTCCCATCCGGTGCGTTGATTTGCAAATCTTATCCCACCTATGATGCCTTCGCTATCAGCACTTGAAACTGCGGAAGGGAAAAAGTATCTAAACTGAGTCTTAGCTCTAATAACTACTGAACACATATCATCTAAGTCTTGACTAGTAGGAAGAGCTTGAAGAATCTGCTGAATCGGTTTTGATATAGTCTCTAATTCAATATCACCGATACGCGCTGTACCCTGAATAGGTCTGATACCATCAGACGCCAAGAATAAAATATCACCACCGATTTCTATAATACTATCAGAAGCGATACAACCGATGTTATTAGTAACTTCTTGTAGAACAAAATCAGCAGAACTATTACCTACTAATCTTTTAATTTTATCAGATCCAAATATATATAAATTATCTCGGAATTTTACAATCCCTGTAATAGTAAAACCTACATTAATAATACCAGCACCACCGCTAGCTTGATAATCTAAATCTGTATTTGGAGAGCTAAATACTAAGAAATTTTGGTTAGAAGACATGCCCGCAAAAAATATATGGTTTCTAAAATCTGTATTATATTTAGCTCCTATTAAATCTTTTACAGATGTAAAGGTGTAAAAGAAATTAATAGCTGTACCGCCGACATTGTTTTGAGTTGGTTGGGTAGATGCAGAACTTAATTCAAACTCGTAGTTATCGGCATCCACAATTACGGTAACAGTGTAATCTTTGTTATTGGCGTCTTCATCTCCTAAATTTACATCGATGTTACTAAATCGTACAATGTCACCTACGGCAAGACCGTGACCCACATGAGTAACATTTACTGTAGCATCGCCATTATTAGTATCAAAAATATTTGACAGTTGATCTTCAGTATCAGTAGCATCTGTCCCCTGCCGGTCGTATATCTCAATATATGTAGATCCGTTATGTCGAAAGGGACGATTCACACCATCTGTAACAATATGAACTTCTGAACCTGTAAAACTATGTTCTGTAGTTCGTAGTTTATTTACGTTAATTACGGATCTATTACCGGAAGTAATATCGCTACCCCAACCAACTCCCGAAACAAATCGATAAACAGAATAATAATAACTGTACGAATAAGTTACTGATGCACCGCCGCCAGAAGTAGTTGCATTTGAAATTCCACCAGCAGTAAAGGTATAAGTATTAGCCGTTGGAGTTGAGGTAACAACAAACTCACTGTTTAAAGAAAGACCACCAACAGTGGATGCTCCCGCGAAAGTAACGAAAGAGCCGATAGCTAACCCATGAGAAACATGTGTTACTGTAACTGTAGCACTTCCATCAGTAACTGCAAAAGGGTCCGTTCCTAAAGAACCTGTAGCATCACCAGAATTACGTCGAGCACCATATACAGTATCATTATGAATCCAGATACCTAAAACTTTTCCAAGCCCTGGTAAGGTTGGATAAGTAGCATCGTAAGGTTCAAATCCGTTAATACGTCTGTAGCCACCAAATTGAGATACTTCAAAATTTAACATCCGAATCGCCGCACCCGGATTACTGGAAGCTAGAACTAGAGCATCTTCATTCGTGTATAGACCGCCACGAGATAATACCGTAACGTCTTTCCAACTATCCATTAAATACTCCCTGTCGGAGCATTAATTAAATTGGCAACTCTGGTATCCCGCACTTCTAAAAGACGGTTTGTGTTAATCAGGAGAGATCTCATATGATCAATACCTAGATCAAATTTTTGTTTAGCAATTGTGGCTTGCTGAGAATTATCCCTGAACATATAACAGTGATATACAGATCCGTCAATCACTACATGTTTAAAAGCATCAGGAACTACCATAGTATCTGTGCTTAAAGTTAGATCTGTGTGATAAGAATAATAGTCGTATGAAACGGAATACGCTGCATCTGGAATAGGAGTAAACCCGGCATCTCCACCAGGAGTTTTATAAACATAGATAGGCTGATCATAGTCACCCGATCCCGCCTCACTATCTCTTTCGAAATAAGAACTGAGATAGTTATTGTAATCCATTTGACGAAGTTTACGAGCAGAAAA